CAATAATATAATTAGAAAAAATCTTAGCCACGATATTATAAAAACTAAAAAAGATGGAGGGGCGCTTTATGCCTCTGGTGGTCAGATTGGTCTTGTTTTCGAGGAAAATGTTACATATGACTGGAGTGTTGGTTCTGATGCCTCTTTGGTCTTCCCAATCTACATGGATGACAATTCGCACGGCATGACAGCTACTAAGAATATTATTCTTCCTAATACAAAGGGTGCGTCGCAGTATTGGGGGTGCTGGAAGAACTACCCTGCGGATTTTTCATTATCCCAGAGAATTCCGCGCCTTGGCCAGTCGGGGAGTTCGGCATCTCCACAACATATCCAAACCGAATTGTGGGTAATTACTATCACAATACGTTGGCTTTCGCTGGCAACAAGTCACCATACAACGCGACTGGTGAATTTTCCGGCAATAAGCAAATTAATGGTAGTAATCCAGCAACGTGGCCCTCTGAAGTTACGCGCATAGTCAACTAGGCTGGTCTACAGAAACTCCTTGCCACCGACATCATCGACGGCGAAGTCATCGTCTACGGCTGGCGCGACTCGGCAGAGGAAACCATCACGGTCACGGCATCCAGCGGCACGGTACAGCACTATGAAGAGCCGCTTGACCTGATGTGGAGGGCAAGGGTAGTGGGCATCACGGAAGAAGGGCTGACTGTCTATGCCAATGGCAAAAGCATTACGATTGGCCAAGCCACCACCAAAAACCCCATCTTCCGTGGTGACGGCAGCAGAGCTGGCAACATTCTTAAAGGCGACGGCAGCAAAGGCGGCATCGTCATGAAAAACAACGGCGGCACCTGGTCGCCCAACTAACCAAGGAGATTTACCAATGAAGAAACTTGTCCTTCTGTTGGCGGCTGTTCTGTTCGCCATCCCGGCGTTTGCCGGAACGGGCGGCTACATGCACACGGACGTGCAGGATGCGGCGTTGACCCACATCGCCACCAACGGCACGGTCTGGTCGTTCGTCACCGACATCAGCGGCCCGATTACCTACACGCAGGCCGACACCGCCACCGGCAGCAGCGGGCGCTCCGTGGCAAAGGTGACTGTCACCGCAGGCGCAGGCAACGGCGTGGCTGGTAGCGGTGGCTATGGGGCGTTGGGCGCAGGGGCCGTCAGTGGTCGTGCTCTGAGTATGCTCGGCATCACCGGCATGACGAACGCGAACAGCAAACTTATCGGCAACGGCACGGCCACGCACATCTGCATCTTGTACCCTGCGCAGAGCAAGGTGTTGGCCTGCAACCCGCTGGCACAAAATGAGACCATCGCCGCCTACACGACTGAAACGTGGGATTGGTCGGCACTCAATCAGGCCATTGAGTTCCGAGCGTATGTGACCAGCCAGTAATCCCAACACTGTGACCGGAGGGTGGATCAGTCTGCCCTCCGGTATTCGTATGTGAATATGAGGTGAATGATGACACCAATGCTCTCAAGGCTACATGACCACTTGGCCTCAAAACAAAATGGATGGACTAACGTAATTGCTCTGGCAATTTTCCTCACGGTCGTTATCGGCATCCCTGATTGGGTAACTTCTTACGTAGATCAGTTTGTTGAGTTCATTCTGAACGCAGACCAAAAGACTCTAATAAAAAAGTCTATTGGTTTCGCCTTGACTGTTGTTTTCTATGTAATAGGCAAACCAGGGCTAGAGATGATTAAACCTAAGGAGGCAAAGGATGCTTCCCAAAGTTAGCGCGAAGGTGTGGGTTGTTGTTCTTGGTGCTGTCGGTTTGGCCTACACCTTCGGCGCGTGGTTGGGTGGTCTTTGGAAAACCGAACGGAGATGAATATGTGGTCGTGGGAGAGAACAAAGAATAAGACAGGCAAGGCATTTCGTTGGTTTTTCGTTGAATGTATTAAAGGCGGAATTTCATATTACTTCACCCGCAGGGCTGTAGAAGACGGGGCTGAAAAGATCGGTGATGAGGTTAGGGATGCCGGTAGAGACACGATGCTTAACTATACTAAGCGCTTCTAGGATACACAATGAATACCACAGCCGCTGTCTTATACGCCCCTACAGAATACTGGTCTCTCCCCAAAGAACTTAAACAAGCACTAACAAATGGATGTGGTCCTCGTGGTTGGTTGCGTGTCCTAGTACCAGACACTATCTGTGGTCTTGATATTACCAAGGTCTGCGACATCCACGACTACATGTATGCCATTGGTGTTGATGAGGCAGATCGTGAAGAAGCTGATGATGTTTTCCGTAACAACTTACTTCGATGGGTAGACGCACACACGAAATGGAATTGGCTAAAGAAACTTAGATATCACCGCGCCCAGGTTTACTACAAGGCAGTAAGAAACTTCGGTGGCCCTGCGTTTTGGAAAGACAAGAACCCAACAGAAACTATGATGCCCGTTTTTGCAAAATAAATTTAAAGTTTTGCACTTTTTTGCTTGTTTTATGTACCTAAATAAGTAGGAGCAGAATTTTCAGCTTCACGTAGAAAAGGAGTTCTGAACAAAGAAAGGCTTTCCAAATGGATCAGAAGACGTTTCACGTTTTAACGCCGTTCACTGTTAAAGCGCTGACTACGCCTCCACATGATAAAGAGACAGTCGATACTGGCGACAACGAGATTATTAAGATTAGTGGTTACGCTAATTTCTCTGGTCTAGTTGAAGAAGGCGACGTGTTCATTGATCTCGTTGGGGATGTAGTTGTTCCTTCAGGCATTGATGTCAGTGTCTGGAAAAAGAATCCTCAAGTCCTGTTGCACCACATGCGGGACTGCACTGTTGGTAGGGGACTTACTGTCGTTAAGAAGAAAGACGGCCTGTTCATCGAGGCGGAAATCCACAAAGGAGCAATGCAGGAAGAGGATTTCTACCGAGTCAAGTCTGGGCTGCTCTGCTTCTTTTCCATCGGGTTCCGCACGATGGCGGGTGAATACAAGAAGGTCGGTGACCGCCAAGTTTACTTCATCACCAAGTCCCTTCTGCTTGAAGTTAGTGTGGTCGGTATCCCGGCGAATGGTGAATCAGCTTTCAGGGTCGTCAAAAGTTTGAATGATCAAGAAGGTTTCTATGCAGGCGACTTGTCGGAAAAAATTTCGCCGCAGATTGAAATTGAAAATCACAACGAAGAAGAACAAGGAGATGCCATGAAAGTCAAACATCGTGAGCTTCTGCCTGCCAGTGTGGTCAAGGAACTTGAAGAGCGCGGCATGAGTGCCGAACTGGACACCGAGAAAGAACTGTCTTTCGCGGAACTCGTCGCGCACATCAAGGCCGTGGTTCTCGCTGAGATCAAGGCTGAAGCAGAGCAGAAAGCCGCCGAGGAAGCAAAGGCCGCGCAAGAAGAAGCAGACCGCCTTGCCGCTGAGGCAGAGCAGAAAGCTGCTGAAGAAGCAGCCAAAGAAACCGAGGAAGATGGTGAGTTCGATCCTACCGACGCCCTCAAGTCCCTTGAAGAGTTCCTGGCCGCTGCCCGGAAAGAAATCGAAGCAGAGTAACAACAACTACACAGGAGATTACAAAAAATGAAAGAACTTATCGAAAAACTTCAGAGTGAAGTTGTTGAACTCACTCGCCTGATGAAAGAAAAGTCGGACAAAGGCCAATCCGTTGAGGTGAAGGAACTGTCGGACAAACTCGTCACTCTTCAGAAGGAAATTGCCGAGCGCAAGCACGCCTTCGATGTCGGCACCAAGCTGGATTGCAAAGAGCAGGCTAAAGTGGACCGTAAGATGGACGAACTGTTCATCGCCCACACCATCATGCGCAACAAAGACGGCCAACTGAACAAAGACGCCTATGGCAAACTGGTTGCTCTCCCTGAGTACCGCGATGCCATCAAGGCTTCTGGCTTCTCGGTCGATGGTATGACCTCGACTGGCGCTGGCATTGGTGACGAGTTTGTGCCTGAGGCGTTCTCGGCTACCCTGAAGGAAGAAATCTGGCTGAAACTGGAAATCGCCAATCTGTTCCAGCGCATTCCGATGCCGGCTGCTACCTTCACCCTGCCGTTCGCCCCTGGCCGTCTGATCGCTCGCGCGGTTGCCGAAGGTGGTGCCCCGACCAAAGACAAAGCCGCTACCGGCAAGCTGGTCTTCACCGCGAAGAAGATCATGAGCAACGTCGAGTTCAGTGATGAGTTCGAAGCTGACAGCATCGTGGCGGTTCTGCCGTTCGTGCGCAAGCAGCTTATCGACGGCTTCGCTCTCTCCCAGGAGACGATGGCTCTCAACGGCGACACCGGCACCGGCATTTACGGTTCGGCGCTGACCGGCGAAGACTGCCGTAAACTGGTCAAAGGCATCCGTGCTGACGCGGCTGGTGCTTCTGCCAACGTTGACATCGCCTCTGGCGGTTTCTCGGCTGACAACCTCCGCGCCCTGCGTGCGAAAATGGGTAAGTTCGGTAAGTCTCCTTCGGAACTTGCCTACATCATGTCGATGGCCGATTACAACAAAGCCCTTGGCTTCACCGGCTACCAGGCTCTGTATCAGTATGCCGGCGCGGTGACCACCACTGGCGAACTGGGCCGCATCGACAACATCCCGGTGATCGTGTCCGAACTGATCCCGCAGGCTGGTGTGGCTACCGACGCTGCTGACTCCCTCGGCGGTCTGAACGCTTCCGGTAAGTTCGACGGCACCACCTACACCAAGACTTGCTGCGTGCTGGTCAACAAGAACGGGTACATGTGGGGTGACCGCAACACGTTCGCGCTGGAGACCTTCCGCAACCCGTTCAATCAGCAGATGAACCTGATCGGGTCGCAGCGCCTTGACTTCGAGAAAGTCCTGGCCACTGCCGACAAGTCCTGTTCGGTCGGCATCAACTACTAAAACATTCAGTTGTGAATAATTATAGGGCGGGGTATCCCTACCCCGCCCTATTTTTCTAGGAGAAAAATAATGCAACTCCGCGCTAAGGGAAACTACTCAGCCCCTGAATTTGATCTGGCGGCTGGAGACGACACCCTGCACTTGGACCTTTCCGACGAACGCAAGGCGCAGATGGTTGAAGACTTCCCAGAACTCTTTGAAGTTATTGACGAGGAAAAAGAAGTCGTTCCAGAAAACAAGGAAGCGGGTCTGTCTATCGAAACCCAGGAAGCCAAGGCACCCAGAACCAAAAGGAAGTAACCAATGAGTTTCACCACCGTTGATAACGTGAAGGTTTTCCTGAACAAAGCTGTGCTCACTCAAGAGCAGACGGCGACTGTGCAGATGCTGATCGGGCTGATCGACGGAGTGATTAGTAATTATTGCGGTTGGCAGATGTTGTCAACCACATACACAGGCAAGAAGTATGACGGGGATGGCCGCTCTGAACTTGACCTGAGGGTTTATCCAATCACTTCAGTCACCAAGGTAATGGTTAATGGTGAAGATGTTACGGCCAGTGTGAGTATTAACGCTGATGAAGGTATCATTTATTTCCCTTCTGGTAGCGGAACATTCACAACCGGTAAGTTGAATGTTGAAGTTGATTTTGTTGGTGGCTTTGTTCCTGGAAGCATTCCGTCTGAGTTGGTCTACGCGGCAAACTACCTGACGACGATCAATTACAACAGAATTGACTCAGAGAATATCGGCGTGTCCGCCGAAAAGTTTAACCAGGTTGAGGTGAAATACGACACCACTGACATTCCAGTCTTGGTCAAGCGTGTTTTGGATAGGTTCAGGTCGCTCAGAGTGTTCTAGGAGGCTCATGTGTCGAAAGCTCCAACAAGAGTAGTGAGTCGGCTCCTCCGCACCCAGAACGGGTCTATCAACGGGTCTCCAAGAATCTACAACGTAGACAAGAACGTGTCCTTTTATGGGTACGCTGAAGTTAATACCCAAGCAACCTCACCAGTTGCACGTATCAAACAACACAAAGCATGGTTTGTTGGTAACGCTGACATCACCGAAGGCGACTTGATCCAGGATAAGGCAGACAACAAGTACTACCTAGTCATGTCGTTGAAGAAAGAAGTCACTGGAAGCGAAGTCGCATATATCGACGGCACGCTTTATTACGCCAACGCAACCTGCTCAATCGAGCGGTTTGCTCCTGTCTCGGTGAATGCGTTTGGTAGGGAAGTAAGTGCTGAACCTTCTGTCATTGCCGAAGGCGTGTACATCATGGTCAACTCGATGTCTATGGATGTTGACGAACAGAGGGATCAGCACATTGCAGAAGAGAAGATCAAAGTTGTAATGCAAAGTAAGTATGGAGCTAAAATCAACGACAGACTGGTTTCAAGCAACGGTGATGTTTACAAGGTAGCTACCGTTGACAGAACTCAGCTTGAGAACTTGGTTGTTCTGTACGTGGCCCAGGATATTCGCTGATGCTTAGTTTTAATTTTGATGACAAGGCGTTGGCGCGTATTGCCGGCAAGTTAGACAGACTGAAGGCAAACGTACTTGACCAAGAGAAACTTTTCTTTACCATCGAGCATTACGCAAAAAGCTACAGGAATGGTGTGATCAAAG